AGGTGAAATGGTAATGGCTAAAAATGTAAATCATTATTTCAAAGATGGAACAAAGCACTCTGGTGGTATGCACAAGATGCCTGATGGAAGTATGCACAGTGGCGCAAGGCACACCAAAAACAGTAAGAAACTTTATCATTACAAAGATTTGCCTAATAATTCCAAAATTAAAGCGAGGAAAAAGAAATGAAGGGTAAAATGAAAAATCCTGACGGCGTTGCTAAGAGAGGTAAAACCAAATGTAGGATGGTCGGGATGGCTATGGGCGGTAAGGTCAACAAGATGGCTATGGGCGGTAAGGTCAACAAGATGGCTATGGGCGGTAACGTCAAAAAAATGCGTTATGGCGGTAACGTCAAGATGCGGTCTGGCGGGAAGTGCGGTTAATGGCTAAGAAAAATACATTAATGACCCCTGAAGAGCTAGAAATGCTTAGGGTTATGGACATACCACCTAAACGTGGTACTCCTGCGTATGACGCTATGAAAGCTGCTATTGAGAAAGCGAAAGATAAAAGACGTAGGGAAAAAGAAGGCGAAGCCACTACGACGCGAAACACGATGGGGAAAGGCTTTAAAAAAGGCGGTAGGGTTAAGTCTTCCGTCTCCAAACGCGCTGATGGGTGTGCTAAAAAGGGTAAAACTCGTGGGAGGGTTGTGTAATGCGTATATCTAACTTGTTAGGTCTTGGTGGTCTTGGTGCTTTGGCACTAAAAGAACTTTCTAAAAAACGTGATAAACCTACTATTTCAGAAGGCATGCAAGCGGGGCGGATGCCAGCTAGGAGGCGGATGTCAGATAGGGGGCGGATGTCAGATATGATTGGCGAAAGAAATATGTCCGGCCCGATGATGAAGAAAGGTGGTGCTGTTAAATCCAAATCCAAATCTAAGTCTTCCGCTTCCAAACGTGCTGATGGCGTAGCTAAAAAAGGTAGAACACGGGGTAAAATGGTATGATGCGCAGTCGGGGGATGGGTGATATGGAACCGTCAAAAATGTACAAAAAAGGCGGTAAAGCTAAAAAAGGCAAAAAACCCAAAAAATCCAACTGGATTCAGGAAGCGGTAAAGAAACCCGGTGCGCTTCGTAAGTCTCTGGGGGTGAAAAAAGGAAAAAAGATCCCTTTTAAGAAACTGGTTGATGCCGCTGAAAAACCCGGTAAACTAGGCCGAAGGGCACGACTAGCTAGGACTTTCGCGAATATGCGGAAGAAGTAATGGCTCGTACTGACGAGGCTAAATGGAAGAGGATTGTTGCCAGTGTTAAAGCTGGTAGTAAAGGTGGTAAGTCGGGGCAGTGGTCTGCTCGTAAGGCTCAGTTAGCCACTCAACAGTATAAAAAAGCTGGTGGTGGGTATAAGGGTAAGAAGACAAAAGCGCAGAAATCTCTTTCCAAATGGACTAGGGAGGATTGGGGGACTAAATCTGGCAAGCCTTCTACTCAGGGTAGCAAGGCTACTGGGGAGCGTTATCTACCCAAAAAAGCCAGAGAAAGGTTATCCGCATCCGAGTATGCTGCTACTACCAGAGCTAAACGTGAAGGTACGAAAAAGGGTAAGCAGTTTGTGAAACAGCCAAAAAAGATAGCTAAAAAGACCGCGAAATATAGATAATGACTACTTCAGGAACAACTACGTTTAACCTTGATCTGAATGACCTCATGGAAGAGGCGTTTGAGCGTTGCGGTCGTGAGTTGCGTACTGGCTATGATTTTAAGACCGCCCGACGTAGTTTGAACCTGTTGACTATAGAGTGGGCAAATAGGGGTATTAACCTTTGGACGATTGAACAGGGCAGTATCCCTATGGTGCAGGGCACCATTACCTATGATTTGCCGGTAGATACTATAGATCTAGCCGAACAGGTTATTCGTACCGGTACTGGTCAGAATCAGGTAGATATCAATATCAGCCGTATCAGCGTGGATACCTATTCAACGATACCAAACAAGAACGCGCAAGGTAGACCTATACAGGTCTGGATAAACCGTCAGTCAGGTGCTGTTGATCCCGTTAGCGGTGTAGTCTACCCTCAGATTAATGTGTGGCCTTCACCAGACCAAAGCAGTTATTATACGTTTGTGTACTGGCGGCTTCGTCGTATACAAGACGCTGGTGGGGGTGTTGCTACGCAAGATATACCTTTCCGCTTCCTGCCGTGTATGGTGGCTGGGTTAGCTTATTATCTATCAATGAAACTGCCAGATGCGCTTGAACGTATGCCTATGCTGAAACAACAGTATGATGAGGCTTGGATGCAGGCAGCGGATGAGGATAGGGAAAAGGCTCCGTTGCGCATAGCGCCGAGACAGATGTTTTTCTAAGGTAATGTATGCCAAATAGATTTGCATCTGGCAAAATAGCGATTGCGGAATGTGACCGCTGTGGGTTTAGGTATAAACTTAAACAGCTAAGAAGTTTGGTTGTAAAGACCAAGAATGTGAATATTATGGTTTGTCCTACATGTTGGGAGCCAGATCAACCACAGTTACAGCTTGGTATGTATCCGGTGGATGACCCGCAAGCCTTGCGTAATCCAAGACCTGATACGAGCTACGTACAGAGTGGTTTAAACGATGACGGGAACCCGTCAGGTGGTAGTAGGATTATCCAATGGGGATGGGCACCAGTTGGAGGTAGTAGAGCTAATGACGATGGTTTAACGCCCAATAATTTGGTGCTAACTATTACGTTGGGTACCGTAACTGTTGTTACGACATGAGGATATAGAAATGATTAATACAAGAAAAGTCGGGGGCGGTAATGGCAAAATCTAAATATAGTATGAAAATGGGTGGTAATGAAGTGGGTCACGCGGCTGTTTATGCCCAGCCAAGAGAAGGATATGGGAACAACGGGTACCCTAATAACATCCCGAACACTCAGACACAACGTACTCGCGGGACAAAAAATACTACTCGTGGCCACAGCCACAGTAAGAAGATGGGTTAATGAACTACACCAGTCTTTTCAGCGATATACAAGCGTATGTGGAGAATGAATTTCCGCAGACGGTTGGTTCTGTTACCCAAACAGAACAGATTAACACGTTTATAAAACAAGCTGAACAGCGCATATACAACAGTGTGCAGTTTCCTTCACTACGTAAAAATGTCACTGGAGCAACTTCGGCAAGTAATAAGTATTTGTCTTCCCCTAATGATTTTTTGGCTGTGTATTCAATCGCAGTTATTGACGGCGGTTCATATGAATACCTTCTAAATAAAGACGTAAATTTCATCCGTTCCGCGTATCCAGACCCGACAGATATAGGAATCCCAAAATATTATGCTTTGTTTGGGCCTACTACGACAGACGCAGTACCTGCTGTAATAACCAATGAACTGTCTTTTATTTTAGGGCCGACTCCAGATGGCGCTTATACTGTGGAATTGCATTATTACTATTACCCCGAGTCTATCGTTACTGCCAGTACAACATGGCTTGGCGATAACTTTGATTCTGTCCTGCTCTATGGGAGTTTGATGGAAGCAGTCACATTTATGAAGTCAGACCCAGATACTATAGCTAACTACCAGAAACGGTATGATGACGCGCTTATGATGGCTAAACGTCTCGGAGATGGTATGGAACGCACAGATGCTTATAGGTCTGGTCAAGCACGTTACCCGGTGGGCTAGTATGGCGTTTACAGGAAATTACACTTGCGACATATTTAAGGTCGGCCTTATGTCTGGCGATTTTGATTTCGCTTCTGGCACGGCTGATCAGTACAAATTGGCGCTGTATACCAACACCGCTACGCTGGATAGCGCGACTACGGCGTACACTACCACCGGGGAAGTAGTTGCTTCTGGGTATACGGCTGGCGGGTCTTTGATAACCCCCACACTGAATTCGACTTACGGAACCACCTATCTTGATTTTGACGATGTTTCTTGGTCTGCAATTATAACGGCTAGGGGGGCGTTAATATATAAGGTTGGGGGAAGCAATACCGCTATGTTTGTGCTTGATTTTGGGTCGGATAAAACTTCCACTGCCACATTCCAAGTGACGTTTCCGGTGGCCAATTCCACTACAGCTTTAGTAAGACTTTATTGAGGATATATACATGAATAACGAAAAAATTTCTGCTGGCGGTGTTTTTACAGCCACTTGCTACGACAAAGACGGTAACTTTAAATGGGAAACCAAGGCGCATAACCTTGTTGTAAATGTAGGTTTGCAAGACATGAATACCAAGTATTTTTCAGGGTCTTCATATACGGCGGCTTGGTATATAGGTATTTATGGCGCTGCGGCATCAAACAACCCTGCTGCAAGTGATACTGCTTCTTCCCATGCAGGTTGGACTGAAGTTACTGATTATAGTGAAGGGACAAGACCCTCCGTTACATTTGGTACGGCTACTACCGCAGACCCGTCAGTTATAAGTAATAGCGCGTCTCCGGCTGAGTTCACTATGTCTGGCACTACTACGGTTGGCGGTGCATTTTTGATAAGTGATAGCACGAAGGGTGGTACTTCTGGGACATTGTTCTCTGCGTCGGATTTTCAGGCTCCGGGCGATAGGTCAGTTATAAGTGGAGATGTTATAAAAGTAACTTACCAGTTTAGTCTTGATGCCGCTTAATATTTTTGGGTGATGGAAAATGGCGGATACAATCCAGCCTTTATTCGGGATAAGTGGATTCTCATTTACGTCATTTTCAGGACAAGAGGACTCAGTAACAGCGTATGATAATTCCGTAACCGAGTTAGCCACCGATGCAGATGAAGTAAGTAGTTTAGCTACGTTTGGTAGTTCCGTAGGGCTGAAAGTTTTAATAGCTATACGTGAAGGTAATACATAAATGGATTTATATATAGAGTTTAGACACACTCGACCAGAACATAGCAATTCTGTGATTGGTGAGGTTGTAAACATATATGAAACTTCAGAAATAGTCGAGCCACCATCAGGATATTTGTCGTGGGTCAAAGTGACAGGACTACCTGAAAATCAATCTAAGAGTAAGTTATATGAACTTCTTGCGGATAGAGTGCAACCTGATGATAAACTGCCGGGGTATGATCCAGAGAGAAATGCCGTTTTTAATTTTGCTTCATTGCCTGATCCATTTGCTGCTGACTTTGCGGCTAATCGTAGCGTAGACATACCACTAGATGTAGCAGTTTCTTTATTATACAACCGAAAGACCGGTAGGTTGATGGTTACAGGAGACTTCGACTAATGGCTCTTGTCACACGCTATATAAATACTGCTTCTTCTGCGGGCGGTGATGGTACGACTAATGGTACAACAGGAGCAAATCGTGCTTATGTGTCGATGGCAGAGTGGGAGGCAGCAGAAAATACTGACCTTGTAACTGCTACCGATACCCACATTGTTTATTGCAGCGGTACGGCAGCAGATACAAGTAATTGCGACAATAGTGGATGGACAACAGACGCAACGTATTTTGTAACGATTTCAGGAAACCCATCTTCTGGAACGGGTTATAATGATACCGGAATATACTCAACGTCCTTCTATAGACTTGACCCAGCATCAGGTCATACTTTTACCTGTAGAAGCGCTGCTGATTCGTGGGTTGTTGAAAAATTACAGTTACGACAAACTGATGGGAATAGACGAGTCTTTGAAGCTCAAAATGGCACGGACGATTGGACTATCCGTAAGTGCATTATCAGGGGTGAGGGCGAGAAAACAATAAAATCCCGCCTTGATTGGATAATTCAAAATAATGTTATTGATGGTCGTGGTGTAGGAAAGATTGGCATATCCTGTGAGGGCGGTGCAAATCTGATTTACAATAATGTCATAACGGGCTTTACGGATACAGGAATAAACGCCAACAATAATGCTATCACTAGTAAAAATAACGCGGTCTTTAATAATGCAGATGATTTCCGCAACATAGGAAGTGCCACCGTAGACTATAACGCGAGTGATGACCTCGATGGGACCAACGCAGTTAATATAAGCCCGTGGGCTGATGCTTTTACTGATTATACTACATATGATTATAGCCCTAAAGACGCTTCATCAGTTTTAGTTGGTGCTGGGATAGGTAGCGCAACAGACCCAAACGTACCAACAGAAGATTTAACTGGCACCATTAGAAGTACATCCGCACCTAGTATCGGTGCTATCGAGTTTGTCGCTACAGTTTTCCTTGCCACAATTACCGAGTCAGTTGTTGGTCTGGATTCTGTAAGTAGTTTAGCTACGCTTGGAAGTTCAGTAGCTGAGTCGGCTACCGGTACGGACGAAGTAAGCAGTTTA